ACGGGTCAGCCTGCGAACTGGAGGCGCGAGGCGATGCGGCGCGTCAGGTCGTCGATGTCGTCGCCGTACACCGGGCCGTAGATGTTCACGGTCGTCGTGCCTCCCTTGCCCGCCGGCAGGACCGTCTCCCCGGCCTGGAGGATGGCCGGCACGTCAGAGCCGGGAGTGCCGGGGACCACACCGCCCGAGTGAAGGTAGCGAATGTTCGGCGTCCCGATGGAGAACCCGCCCACCTTGCCGAGCGGGCCGAGGTCCACGGACGGCACCGTGAACCGCAGGCTGTTCCAGCCCCGGATGACCGTGTTGATGACGTTCTTGATGACCCCGATCACGGCACCGACAACGTTGGACACGACCTCGAACTCGGTACGCCAAAGGGTGACGAATGCGCCCAACACGTTGCCTACCACGGGAATGACGACATTGGCGACTTGCATCAAGACACCGATCACGGACCCAACGGCATCGGCCACGGCCATGATGTACGGCTGGATGACCTGGAACCCGCGTTGGGCTGACCGAATGGCCCCAGGCAGGTTGTCGGCCAACCAGCCGGTGACGGCCTCCAGGATCGGGGCTACACCTGACGCCAGGGACTCTGTGACCTCGTCAAAACTCGCCTGAAGCTCGTGCTGTGAGCGGATGCCCTTCGCCGTGCCGGCGGCGTAGGCGTCCTGGGCGTCCTTGGTCTTAGCCATGTACAGCGTGAGCGTGGCCTGTGCCTTGGCCTGGGCCAGCGCGGAGCCGGTGAGCTTGTCGTTGCCGTCAGCGGCGAGCTGGGCAGCCACGTCGGCCTCCGTGATGCTGATACCGAGGCTCTTCAGCGCGTCCCGCTCTCCCAGCATCCCCTTCTGGAGGATGTCGGCGACCTCTGCGGCCGTCCGGGTCCCGCCGCTCCACTCCGAGAGCGCCCCGGACAGGCCGATCACCTGTTCCGACATGCCAGCAGCCTCGTCCCTGGTAAAGCCCATCGGGACCAACAGGTCGCCCATGTTAGTCGCAAGCCCAACAGCCGCGCGGGCGGTGAGGCCCATAGCGTTCGCATTGCCAGCGGCCCATTCCTGGACCATGCCGAGACTGTCACCAAAGACGGTCTTCGCTTTGGCATCCATGGCCTCGAGCTTTGGTCCCAGCGCCAACAGCTCGCCCCCGTAATCAAGCACGGAGTCAATGATCCGCGTGGTCGCGCTCTGCACAACCCCTGACACGGCCCCCATGATGGCCGCCGTCTTGGCGCTGAAGCCCCCGGCGCTCTTGGTGGCAGCGTCCGTGGCCTTGGTGAACTTGGTGGAGTCACCGATGATCTCGACGACGATCTGGCGGGCCATCAGGAAACCCCCTGTGGCGAGCTAGAACGGCCCAGGACGGTCAGGAACCCCGAAAGGGGCACTCTGACGCCACTACCGAGCCTAGCGGCTGTCCTGGGCCGTTCTAGCAGGGTCACGACGTTGCCGGTGACACGTAGCGGCGAACGAGCTCGGTGAGGATGGCTGCCGCCGCGGTGGCGTCGATCATGGAGTCCGTCAGCGACAGAGACGGGCCAAGCTGGGCAAAACCGAGCTGGTTGGCGACTCCCACGACCACCCACACAACGGCGGCAGCCCCGTAAACGATGAAGCGAAGGGGCTCCCCCTGGAGGTAGCCCTCAGCCTTCTGGATCCACTTGCTCATCTCACCTCTCCTCGAACCCGCCCTGCCGGAGAACGAGCTTCAGTGCCTCGTCAACGGCTCGGGCGGTGTCTTCGCGCTCTTCGCTGATCGCAGGATAGACGTAGCGGCCCTCGCCCACGGGAACGCCCTTCCAGTCGCGCTTGATGGCACCTGACCAGTACGCCCCCGGCGAGTGACCCCGGCCGGTGGACCCGCCGAAGTCGAGCCAGGGCATGTAGGGAGCCTTGCTGCCACCGAAAGCGATGCTTGCACCACGGGTCGAGCTGCGGGCCTTGATCGAGGCCGCAGCGTCTCCGCTGCCTCCACCCGGAAGCTTGCCCCGGGCGCGACGCACAACGGCCTCGGCGATCCCCCGGAAGCGCGTCTTCACTTCGGTCCTCAGGCCCTTATCGACCCGGCCGAAAGCCGAGGACAACTCACGGATGCCCCGGACCTCGACCCACTGTTCGGTCATCAGGTGACCTCGAGCTTCTGCATCTCGGATCGGTAGTGGAAGAAGGCCCGCCACTGGACGATCTCGGCGTTGGGCATGGCGCGGACCTCGGCGAGGCTCTTGTGAAGCTTCTCAGCAAGGACGAAATCCATGGGGTCGAGCGCACCTTCCATCAGGGCGCGCTCGTACCTGGTTGGGGGTCGGCGTCCTTCTTGTCGGCGTCCTTCTTGGTCATGAGGCCGGACAGCTCGAGGATGGCCTCGAGGACCGTATCGGCCGTCCGGTAGTCGGTCGCCTCGCGCCAGGCCATCGCCTCGGCTTCCGTGACGTCGGCCCCATGGGCCAGGAGGTACGTCTCGGCGAGGTCGCCCCGGTCGGACAGCGGAACGTCCGGCATGGCCTCGGGCGTGTAGCCGGTGGTGAAGTGCAGAGCCTCGGAGCGCGTGAGGCCCCGCACGGTGAATGTCTGACCCTCGATCTCGATCTCTCGGGTGTCGGGTGACTTGCTCGGTAGCACCTTGACCTCCTAGATGACGCTCCGCACCGGCAGCACCACGACGTCAATCGACGCCTTGAACGTGACGATGCCGCCCACGGGCGAGCTCTCACTGTAGGCGGTGACGAGACAGCCGCTGGTGATCGTCCAGAGCGCCTGCCCTGTGACGTTGCCGCCCGGGTAGACGAGGCCGGTGACCGGCACCGCCCCGGTGAACGCGGACCACAGGACAGCTCCTGGACCCGTGGTGGCGGTCGGATCGTAGTTGCCGGCGAGCTCGATCTTGCCGCCGGGGATGCCGGCCAGCGAGGACTTCCACGTTGCCTGGAAGGTCGTGGTGTCGGCGGTGTCGAGGTCCCACGAGGCATCCATGCTCGTCAGGAACGTGGACAGGTCCTTGGTGTTCAGGGTCAGGCCGGCGTTCTTGCCGTGTCGGAATGCCATTGGAGTCTCCTACGTTCGAGCGAAGGCCACGAGGAACGTGATGGCGGGCGTGCCCGAGACGTCAGTGACCGTGGTCACGACCCGGACGTACTGCTTGATGGTGCCGGCGATCACGATACGCTCGGCGGATGCGGCGGTGATCGAGGCGAACGTGCCGACGGTCGCCCAGCCCGAGCTTCCGGTGGAGCTGTCTTCGATGGTGATATCGAAGGTATCGGTCGCCGTGACCGCCGTGGCGTGAACGTGGGCAATGGCCCCGGTCGTGCTCTGTGCCGTCAGGTCCACGGTCGTCCCGTCGACGGTGGACGTCTCCTCTGCCAAAAGGTGGATGACGTTGCCGAAGCCGATCTCGCCGTCGGCCATCGTGGACGCCTTGACGGCCACCACGCCACCGACCGGGCTGGACTCGGCATAGGCAATCTCCGAGACGGACAGCAGACGGGCCATGTCGCCCAGGGCGACCGCGCCGGCTGGGCAGTACGTCAGGACGGAGCCCGGGTCGCCACCGAACACGGTGGCCAGGTCCGCAACCCCTGGATCGTACAGGCCGGCGAGCTCCAGCTTGCCGCCGGCCGTACCGGCGATGGCGCTCTTCCAGGTTGCGTGGAACGTCGTGGTGTCTGCCGTGTCGAGATCGGCCGCCAGGTCCGCGCTGGTCAGGTAGGTCGAGAGGTCCGTCGCGCCCAGGAGGACAGAGGCAGCCTTGCCGTGCTTGAACGCCATCAGATGACCTCCACGTCGAACTTGGCCGCGAGATAGGTCCCCGAGGCGACGGTGATCCTGTCGATCGTGGCGTCGGTGACCCTGACGTCCCCGAAGGACTGCGCGCCGTCCAGCGTGCTCTTGATGCTCGAGGCATCGCCCAGGATGGTCGAGAGAGCGTCACGGGCACTCTTGGTGTTCGACAGGCCCACGGCGAACCACAGCGGCAGCGTCATCTGATCCCCACCGCGCTGGGCCGTGATGTCGAACAGGATCTCCGTTGGGTAGCCGACCACAGCACACGGGACGGTGAAGTCGTCGGGCGGGAAGGCGTAGACGTTGACGGCGAGGCCGGCGTCCGTGACCAGCGTGGCCAGCCCGTCCATGATCGCCGTCAGGTTGGCGAGCATCAGACGGCCCCCCAGGTCCGCTTGTACGTCTGGAGCATCACGGCCACGTCGGGATCCACCTTGGCCAGGAGCCGGAGCTCGCTGCCCATGTCCACGCTGCCGGCGACCCCGAACGGGGCATCGCGGCGCTTCAGGAACCGGGCGGCCTGGATCATATTGGCGTTCTCGATGGTGGTGGGGATGGCGTCCCAGCCCCACAGGGCCGTCACCTGGACGCTCTCGGCGAGCAGCGGCACGGCCGTCCCGTAATCGAAGATGAGCTGGGTGTAGGGCAAGCTGTACTCGGCGGCGTTCAGTGGAGCGAGCCGATAGGTCGTGATGGCGTCCCCGAAGTCGCCGTTGCCGGTCGTATCGAACTTGACGACCATTCCCGTGTCGTCGAACACATCGTCGATGTCACAGGTCGTCCGGTCCCACCACGCCCCGCTCCAGGTCGTGGCCGGCTTGCCCCGGGTCGGGGTGAACACGCGGGCCGTGGCGGTCACGCCGGCCACGGTGAACCGGCGGTTGCAGATGCGCTCGATTGCCCGGGCGGCAGCCTCGAGGGCGATCAGCTCGTCGTGGGTGTCAACGTCCGTCGCGTCCGTGGTGGCGCTGTTCCGGACGAACGTCCGGAAGTTGGCCATCGTGGCGTAGGCGTCGGCGATTACGTCGGTCATTGTCGACCTCGGGTAGGGCGGGAGGCCAGGGCACCGACCTCCCGCCCAAGCTACTCGGTCTAGGTCGTGCCTTCCATGGTCACGTAGGCACCGAAGTCCTGGACGGTGCCGTCCATGCGAGCCCAGGCGTCATAGACGATGTAGCCCGTGGCCGCGTAGGGGTTGACGAGGATCTGCACGTCGCGGACATGGCGCACGACGTAGGCGATGTTCCAGAGGCCGAACCCGACGCCCTGGACGTTATTGCTGAGGTCGGCGCACGCCTGGTCGATGATGACCGGGTAGCCCAGCAGCGTGGACCGGCCTGACACGGTGGCAGTGATGCCCTGCGTCTGCGGTGCCACGATCGGTCGGCCTTGGGCATCGACGATGCTCTCGAACACGCCGAGGGTCGTGTCGTTCATGAGAAACGACGCGCCGGCCCGGTAGGCCGGATCGAGCGCATGCTCCAGGGACTTGAGCTTGGCGTAGGTGGGCACGGAGCCCGACGCCGTGGCGACGTCGCCGGCCGTCCCGTCGAGGATGCCCAGCGGCTCGCCGGAGCCCGCGCCCCGCACGACGTCGTAGGACTGCTTACGCAGGATCCGCTCGCCCAGGCGACGGGCCACGAACGAGGCGACGTCAAACTGCGCGTCCTGAAGGAGCTCCACGGACACCTTGACCGGGAGGTTGGATGCCCCGGCGCTGGTGTACTTGTACGCCCCCAGGGTGACCTCATCGAACACGAAGTCCGCGCCGGCCGCCGTGGCCGCACCCTCGGCCGCGATGTCGGCGTGGGTGGAGACCTCGGCCACGATCGTCGGATAGGCCATCGGCCGGCCGTCCGCCGTGGTCAGCTGCTCGCCGGCGTTGAGGAACCCGCCGAAGGCCGAGCGGCCCTCAACGAGCTTGGCCCGGAAGCTCTCCGGGACGGCGTACCCGCCCTCGCTGGGCGTGCCCTCCGTCTGCGCGAAGGTGGCCATGTCCGTGTTCGGAAGGCCGGTTCGGAGATAGGCGCTGAACGATGCCTCGCGGGCAGCGTCGCCCTTGGGCTGCGGCTTGATGACCGCCGGAAAGCCCGTGATGGGCGTGTGGTATGCGGCGTGCCGGGCCAGGAGGGCAGCGTTCGCCTGCACGTCCTTCAGCTCGGCCTCGAGCTTGCCGTACTGCTCGATCTCGCCGGCCTCGAGCGGGCGGTCGGTCCCGTCCTCGGCCTTCGCGCCGGCCACGACGGCATCCATGGCCGCCACGATCTCGTCGATGGTCCTCACCTTGTTGACCCTCCGTAGATGGCCCGGTGACGGGCCCTGATGAGCTGGCCGGCCCGCGACTCGTTGCCGGTGGCCGAGTGGAGCGCGACCGACGTTCCCTCGAACGCCGGCATGGCAACCGGGCTAATATCGAAGATGCTGGCCACGTTGGTATGCGTGATGAGCTGGCGGCCGCCAGGCCCCTTGGAGATCAGGAAGTCCCCGAGCTCCACCCCGAAAGACATCTCCGTCAGGTCGCCCCGGGCGACCAGGGCCTTGAGGTCCTGGGCGTAGGACGTGTCCGGGAGGTCGATAGCGTACTGGAGCCCCTGGTCCGTCGCCTTGACCTTGACGGTGCCCGACTTCTGGCGACCCAGGAGGAGGTCCCGGTTGTGGTTGACGAACGCCCGAACGTCCGACTTGCGGAGCGCCTTGTCGAAGGCGTGACGGTCGAACGTCCACCACTGGTCGCCCCGGAGCGTCTGCTCGCCGAAGGCATAGGCGATACCTGAGAGCGTGTTGCCCTCGAGCGCGCCATCCGCCGCGAACGTCACACGTTCCATGGCTAGGTCCCGGGCTCAATGAACAGGAGCGAGGCCGCGCAGATCACGTCCACGTCGGCGTTGGAGCCGGTCGCGGTGACCTTGATGTACGGCTTGGCCGGGTTGCGCTTGTAGCTGGCGACCAGCGTGCCGTCAGCCGACAGGCCGGTGATGGTGCCCGAGGTCGTGCCAGCGTCATACGAGCCGCCAGATGTGGCGCACTCGCTGATATCGAAGCCGATCGTGTAGGCCGTGGGCGTCGTCTCCTTGTTCTCGGCCACCAGGAGGATCCGGCAGCGCGGGTAGAGCCGCGTGTCGATCGCGGCGGACAGGACCGGCGTGGCGTCGGCGATGGCCTGTGGTGCGAGCGCCTGGACGGCGGTGATCCGGTCCTCGAAGCCGATGTTGCGGATGTTCTCGTTGCCTGCCATTACGCGGTCCTCCGAGTGATGCTGTAGGTGGCACTGTTGGCGTTGCCCACGGCAACCTCGACCGTCATGCCCGCGGTCGGGATACCCGTGGCGGACAGGTTGGTGACGTTCGGGAAGTCCAGGCCGTACCGGAGGACGGTGGTGGCCTCGGCGGTCAGGGCGGCGGACGTAAGCAATGTCGCTCCGTTCGCGTCCTTGATGGTCAAGGTCCGGGACGGTGAGGTCGTATGGGCCGTCTGGACGTCGATGATCTCGACGTTGCGGACCCCCTCGAGGACCTGGAGATCGGTGGCCGCCACCAGCGCGGTACGCGCGGCAGAGGCGAGGATGGTGGCGTCGGAACGACCGTAGACACTCATGCGGGCAAGCCTCCAGCGGGCGGTGGGGTCGGCGTGGACTCAGGGGACGGTGGGCGGTTCATGATCGCACGGGCCTCGTCCTTGGTCAGCAAACCGGCGTTGACCTGGGCCACCAGGTTCTCGATCTCCTGGGCGGGCGTGCCCTGGAGCAGGCCCTTGTAGTCGAACTCGGCGTACAGGCCCGGAGCGAGCACGGCCTGGAGCGCGCTCTCGATGCGGCTGGTCCAGCCCATCAACGTGTACTTGGACAGTGCGAGATCCTGCTCCTGGATGCCGGCACCCCAGCTGGTCACCTTGGACACGCTCGAGAGGAGGTGCGGCGGGACGCCGTAGATCCGGGCGACCTCTTCCACCTGGAAGTTGCGGCTCTCCACGAACTGAGCGTCCACGTTGTTCATGGTCCAGGGCGTGAACTTCAGCGCCCGGTTGACGAACGCGATGTCCCCGGCGTGCTCCGCGCCCGACGTCATGGACGTGAGCTTGGTCTTGATCGTCTTGGCCTCGGGCTCTTTGATGTCCTCTTCGGTCGTGACCAAGCCGGAGATCAGGGAGCCCGTGGTCAGGCTCCGGTTGGCGGCCGTCTCGCCGGCACGGGCCGTCTGGAACGCCCCACGGAAGAGCTGGATGGGATTGAGGCCCCGGAGGCCGTCGGACGTCATGCCAAGGACCTGGGTGACGTCCCCCGAGGTGTGGACCTCCTGTGCCCCGTCCTTCATGGCCACGGTGAACACCTTGTCCGGGCCGTCCCAGCGGACCTTGGTGATCGCCAGTGGGTGGACGGGCCACAGGCCGATCAGCTGGCCGGCCCCGTTGGTCAGGTGCTTCAGATAGCCCTCGGCGTGGTTCAGCAGGTGGAAGACCAGCATCTCCGTCCAGTTGAACGGCGGGAGGTCGAACGGACCGGCCGGGGCCTGGGTGAGCCAATGGTCCACCGGCTCCCGGATGTCGCCGGCCCTGCGGTAGACCTTCAGCGGCAGCCCCGCGATTGTGCCCGCAATCAGCGCCTGGGCCCGGTAGACCGCCGTGAGGCCGAGGATCTCTTCCTCGCTGGACATGCCCCCGGTGATCCCGGACATGCGCAGGAACTCGGCCAGGGCCGGATCGGAGATCGAAATTTGGGTCGGCACAATACCGAACGTCGCGTCGGTCGCAGTCAGCTTACGCTTGCGCTTGTGGCCCACGGGAACATGCTACTCCCGAGTATCACAGGATGACAAGGGGCGCGCGCACTTTCTTCGGGTGGGCGGCACGGTCGACGGCCAGGGCAAGGGCCACGGCCGCATCAATCCGGTTGCGGCTCTTGCCCTTGGACAGGGTGAAGCCCCGCTCGTTGAACCGGGGAACGGCACTGAGGACTTGGATGGTGAACACGTGGTCCCGAGGGTGCGTGACCTTGCCCGAGCGGATGAGCTCGTACAGGTGGCCACAGGCCGGCGTCATGTGCTCGAGGCTCTGCGGGACCTCCACCAGGGGCAGGCCCTCGTCGTAGAGCATCTTGGCCGGGACGTCGAAGAACCTCGGGTCATAGGAGATCGCCCCGACCTTATACCGGCGGGACAGGTCACGAAGGTGGGCCATGATGTCCGTCACGTCCACCGGCTCGTCCACGGTCGGCAGCCACGACCGGAGCTCGGCGTGCAGCCGGCCGTCGTCCCGGTACTGCACGGCCACTACGGCACTCGAGTCCCGCTTCAGCCCGACATCGACGCCCACCCAGGTTGGCGCCCCGAGCGCCAGCTGATAGGCGTCCTCGGCGTCTTCCCACAGCCGGCGGCCCTCGGGACCCAGCCAGGCGTCGTCGTCCTCGGTTGGACGGTTGCACACGAAGCGGAGCCAGTGGTGACGGGTCGTGGTGGGTGAGTCGTGCTTCTCGGCCAGCATGGGCACCGTGATCCCGGAGAACGGGTTGGCGCGCTTCACGGCCCTGATGTCGTCAACGTCCGCGCCCTCCGGGACGGCCCATTCGTGGAGGACGACCCTCGGGGTGGCGTAACGGGTGAACGATCCGCGCGTCTGGCGGGTGATCGCCTGCTCCCGGATCCGGGTCAGCGTCTCCTCGAAGTCGGACCCGGGCTCGCCCCGGGTGGAGATGGCGACGATCTGACCGCCCCGCTTGGCGATCTTGCCGGCCCAGGTGCGGTACAGGGAAAGGTCACGGAGGCGGTGGGGCTCGTCGATGATGCCCAGGGTGGGGATGATGCCGTCCCCGGTTCGGTCGTCGGCGGCGAAGATCTGGATGCGCCCGCCGGCGTGGTGGTTGATGCGCCGGTAGCCCTGGAGGCAGGTGAACCTCGGGACGTCGGTCTTGCGCTTGCCCTTGGCGACCTGGATGTCGGAGTGGACCGTCTCGTGGAGGCGGTCAGAGCGGATGACGAACCCCTCGGCCTGGTGGTACAGGATCTCGGCCTGCTCACGGCTCGCGGCGGCCACGGGGACGGCGGCGAAGGGGCGGAACTCCGTGTGGTACAGCGACAGGCCGGCGAGGGTCGTGGTCTTGCCGTTCCCCTCCGGCACGACGAGCCAGACCTCGGGGAAGCCAGAGAAGACGTCTTTGAGGAAGGATGCCTGCCAGGGCTCGACTCGCCATGGCGCGCCGGTGTCGAGCTCGAGGCCGAGGGCCCACGCTCGGAAGTGCTTCAGCGTGAACGGGCGAGTCGTTGCGGGCACAACTATCTCTCGCGGAACGCTGGACAGGGGTTAG